AGTCCTGAAAGTTGTTGCAACGGCAGAATTTAACGGGATGTAATAGCCATGAAAGAAATAATTATTTCTGGTCAAAAATACCAATATCAAGACACAATCAAGGGTAGAAATGCCCTTGATTTAGATAGAAAAGTCACTTCTGTATTTTTGTCTCTCGACTTTAATTCAAACGAAGTAAGTTCTAAAGAAATTGTTCCTCTTTTATGCCGCTACATGGGCAACATTGATGATAACCAATTTGAAGATTTGGTTTTTAGAACATTAAACGGTGTTGTTGTTGTTGGTGACGAAAAAACTAAATCGTTCTCTTTTTCAGGTGAAAACATTTATTCTTACTTCTTTGGAAAGCTAAACGAATTGTATGAGCTTTTGATTGAAGTTTGGGATGCAGCTGGTTTGACGGTTTTTACCATGGGCAAGAGCACTGGAAGTTAAATCCAAATAATCCTATCGTCGCTAAAATGCTTTATGAAGATGAGCAAGATAGCGATGATATGGGGCTTATAGGAATAACAAGTGATGAGCTAGAGATTGAGAGTGTACTATTTGATATTTCTAGCTCTTTACATATACCTTTAAGTGATGTTAGTTCTTGGAGTTTGAATCAGATGCGTCTTGCCCTTGCATACAAATTAAAGAAGATACAACAAGAAAGAGCTTTTGTAGTTTATTCTGAGATGAAGGCGGCTAATAATAATGGAAAGTAAAAAGTTTAATCTAGATTTTAAGTTTGGTGGGAACATTGAGTTTCTAAATAGGCTCGAAACTCTTATGTCTCGAGTTGATAAGGCTTTTAAGTCTAGTGAAGCTGAAATTGATAAGACAACGGTTAAGACAAGTAAATTTAACAAAGAGCTACAAAAAACAAGCGTTACCGCTGATAAAGTTGGGGATGGGTTTGCTGGATTAGGAAATAAGATAAAGTTTTTTGCTGCAAGCTTTATAGGCATTAAGACAATAGGGACAGCCGTTAGTGCGTTTAGAGAGATGGAGTCTCTACGTATTGACTTGGGCACTATGTTAGGTAGTCAAGCAGAAGGCGATAAATTTTCAAATTATATCGTAGACTTTGCAAAGAAAACACCGTATGCTATTAATCAATTATCTAGTCTTGCTAAAGGAATGATTCAATACAACATTCCACTTGATAAAACAAAAGAATTAATGCAGAACATTGGCGATATTTCAATGGGCGATGCCAATAAAATGGGTGCTCTTGGTTACGTTACAAGCCAAATTGCCGCATTAGGGAAATTGCAAGGGCAAGATTACAGACAGATGCTCAATACTGGTTTTAATCCTCTTACTATTATTTCAGAAATGACAGGGAAGAGTATGACTACTCTTGCAAAAGATATGTCAGATGGTAAGATCTCTTTTGAAATGGTAGCCGAGGCCATGAAATACGCCACTTCAGAAGGTGGTAAGTTCTATAAGGGAATGGAAAAGGGCTCTATTACCTTGTCTGGTTTAATTTCTACTGCTGTTGATAACATGACAATGCAGCTAGCTGAAGGTGTAGAAAAGAACCAAGATTCAATAAAAAAGATAGTCAAAGACTTTGGAGAAATAGACTTTTCTAAGCTAATAGGGGGGTTTTCTGATTTAGCGGCTAAGGTAATGCCATTAATAGAAAAGCTAGTAGATTTAATTGCCGTTGTTGGTAAGATGCCCAATACATTTGGACTTGCGGCCACTGCATTAATATCATTTAAGCTTGGTGGCCGTGGCGTAATGGATGCTTTTAATGGTATTGGGTCTAGTGCGAGGAATGCCACAAATGGAATAAAAGAATTTAACAAGGCAGGAGCTATTGCTGCTTTAGGCGGTGGAATTATTGCAGGCACAACAATGGAAGGCGAAGGCAAGACTACAGATGTTCTTTCAGCGATGGCTTTAGGTGCTGCTGCTGGGGCTGTTCAATTCGGTGCTTTAGGTGCTGCAATTGGTGCTGCTGCTGCTGGGCTAACACAATTAGTTTCCGCTTATTCAAGTTGGCAACAACAAAAAGAAGACTCTAAAAAGTTTGAAGACAACGAAATAAAAAAACAAGTTGCATTAACTAATATTTATAGCCAACGGAAAAGAGCATTAGGATCTAATGACCCTCGAGTTTGGGAATACTATGACGAGCTTTTAACTAAATATGAGACAAAATACGGACAATTTGACAAGGCTTCTTATTTGGTATCTCATAGACAAAAGAATGATGTTGCTAGTGCTAAAAACGCAGCGACAAATATATTTAATGTAAACTCTAACAATACTACGCAAAACAATAAAATTGAAACTAGTATAGACAAATTAGGGCTTATTTTAGATGCAAGTCTAAGAAACATACTTGAAAGACAGATGAAAATCAGTGCTGAAACAATGAATGCAATGGGGGCTTTATGATAGGAATTGGCCAACAAGTATTCGATAAATTACTTGGTGAGCGTTATGACGCTAAACCTATCGCGGCATCATTGTTCTATCAAGAAGGAGTTGATTTAGGCATTCAAGGATTACCGTTTGACCTTTTTATTTCAGAAGAGTTTGAAGCGTCTTATACGCTAAGCAAACACCCGATGCAAAACGGAGTTAAGATAAGCGACCATGTAAGAAAAGAGCCTATGAAGATTCCAATAAAAGGGATGTTTACTAATCACCCTATTTCATATAAATTAAACAGAGAGAGAAAGGTAGAATTAGAAAAACTAGACTTTAGTCAAAAGTTAGAAAATAGAGCACTAAAATATTTTAACAAATTAAAAGAATTAGCCGATAAAATGGAGCCCGTTAAGCTTATAACATCATTACATACATTTGATAATATGATTATTACAAATATAAGTTCGGCACGAGATGAAAAAAGTAGAGACTCTATTTTATTTAACGTTACTTTGGAAGAAATTTTTATTGTTTCTCTGTCTCAGCAAACAGTTGATTATAAGTTTTATGACGCTGGATATGTTCCGCCCAAAAATATGGATACAGATGTAAACAAGATGACAGCAAGCGAAAAGAAAAACGGTATTCAGTCAGCAGAAACAAAAGAAGTTAATAAAGTTATTGAAACAATAAATCCAAGGTTTATAAGATGAAAATAATACCTTTTAATCCGTCTTTAAGCTCTAGGCAATCGCTATCTGTAAACGTGGGCGAAGCTGTAATAAACTTTTATTTTGAATGGAATATTAGGGATTCATCTTGGTATGTTGATTTAGATAATACAGAAACAGAAATTCTTTCTATTAAGTTGTTGCCTGATAGTAACCTTTTGCCAATTAATAACAAACTAATTAATGGAAATTTTAGGGTATTAAAGGTTAAATCTTCAGAAGAAAATATTATAACTTATGATAACTTTGGTAGTGTTTTTCAACTTGTATATGGTACTAATGAAGAATGGAGCAAAATAGATGGCTTCTTTTAAAAGAGTTGCAGAACTATTTATTGGTTCATTCAAAGATGGAAATGATACATCTAAGGGCTATGTAATTAAAGATTTACATTTTGATTTTACTGTTTATAAATCAACACACTATTATAAAAATTACGCAAGATTTTCAATTTATAACCCAAATGACGATACTATTTCGGAAATAATGAATAATGGTGCTGCTGTTGTTTTTAAAGTTGGCCACGAAAATGGACAAGTTGGAAATATATTTGTCGGTCAAATTGCAAGAGCCTATCCAGAATACACACAAAGTAATGATATTGTATTGCATTTATTTTGCAACGCTCAAAGAGGAGCGGAATATCAACTAGAAAAAGTAAATATTTCTATTTCATATAAGGTTGGTTCAACTTATTACGATATTTTAAAAGGAATAGCTGATTTTTGCGGCTTGCCATTATCTGGAGCGTCTTCACTAAAAGAAGTTTATTTAACCGATGAAGATGGAGATTATATAGATTCAGACGATATTGTTACCGTTGTTACTAACTTTGTTACACGTAAATTAAGGCCTATAAATGGTGAAGTTATTTTATCTAACAATGAAATGCTTTATATTGACAATGTGAACAAAACAGAATATGAAAGCGTTGAGTTGAATTTCAGAACGGGTTTAATAAGTGCAATGCCATCAAGGGATGAAAAGTATCAAAGTACAGAAGAAGCTTTCAAAGAAAACATGGAAAGGTATATATCAGGCAAGAGCGAACTAAAAAAGACAAACACAAAAGAAATAAAGAAAAAAGAGATAACGTTTGAATCAATAATGAACCCAGCACTGAACATACACACGCCAATATTAATAGATGCAACGTTAAAAAATAAAGATGTTCTATTTGTAAAAGGTAAGTATTGGATTAAGGAGCTTACTTTTTCTGGATCTAATTATAGTGATGAGTTCAAAGTAAGTGGGGTGGCTGTAGAATGATTTCAAATGAAGATAAATTAAAGTTACTATCAAGTATTGAAACGTGCCTTCCTGCTATTGTAAGAAAAGTAAATGGGAATAATGTGGATGTTGAGGTTTTAATCAAGAAAACACTATTAAATGGTGTTGTTGACAATGAAAACAAGTACATTACAAACGTCCCATTACTAAAGAGTGGGGGCAGTGCGTTTAGCCTAGAATACCCAACAAAAGAAAATGATTTAGTTCTTTTGCTTTGTCTTTCAAGGGATTCTGGCCGTTGGAAAGCTAATAAAACAAAAGTTTCGATTGCTAAAAGTGCGTTGGGAAATACTTTACAGGATTTTGTAGCTGTTCCTTTCTCATTAGAGACAGGGAAGGCATCTATAAAGGTAGATGATGATGGCTCTATATTAATAAATGATAATGTAAAGATATTGCTATGAAAAAAGTAGTTGTTGAAGGATTTGAATTAGAAATAACAAGCCCACCAAATAATACAATTGGTAGTTTTACAGTGGTTTCTATTCCTAGCAATAAAGTTTTATCTGAAAATAAAGGATGCTATTTTGGCAGTTTAATTTGTCTTGTTTCTGGAATTATTGATAAAAAAACTGGAAACACACAAACGGCTCCTGTTCAAATAAATATAAGCGGGACTTCTGAAAAGCTAATGCTTGGAAGTGATAAAGCTGTTTTAGAAGGCGATTCTGTCGATGTAACAATAGATGGAATCAGCCCTTCTGGTGCTACAGTCAGATGGGATGTAACAATAGCAATAAAAACCGCTAATCAAGATAAATTAATCACAAATTAAATTGAATTTCATTTGTATATAAAAATAGTTTTGTTGTAATAATATTATATATTTTAATATATGAAGTGTAGAGTTTTAGTTAATGGTGATTTAGCTTTAGAAAATGGAAGCGTTAAAAGAGCCTCTAATTTAAAAGAAGTTATTAAGCAAAATATTGCTTGTAAACTAAAAACAATTGAAGGCGAATGCTTTTCTAATCAAACGCATGGGCTTCCTTTTTTTAATGGGATTCTAGGGGAATCTGAACTATCTATGCCGTTAATTCAAGATTTAATTAGAAAAAGTATCTTAAATGTAAATGGCGTAAAAGACGTTGAAAACATTTCTTTATCTTTTGAGGGTAGAAAAATGAGTGTTTCATACAAAGTTAGTACTAATCAAGGCGTATTAGAAGGGAGTCTATAATGACACCGATCATTATTACAGATAAAGGAATTTCTATAAAATCGTTTAACGAAATTGCTCAAGAATTGCGTGAGGATTGGATTACTGCTTTTGGTGGCGAAACAATTGATTTGAGCTCTAGTTCCCCAGATGGTTTAGAAATAGATTTGAAAGCAAAAGAAATTAGAAGCATTTCAGAATTAGTTCAAGCGGTTGCGTCTAAATTAACTTTAGAAGGTAGTAGCGGTGTTTGGGTTGACATCTTTATGTCATATAGAG